GGGTGTAAGTGGGGTGGTTTACATGGTGGGGCAGGAGCGGGCACAAAAAAGCCCGCCGAGGCGGGCTTGTGGTGTTACATGATCAAAGGCCAGTTCAGCCATATGGCATAGGCTAGTTCTAAAAACCTGATCGATATTTCTATGAAGTCAAAGATGAGGGTGATCGTTTTCATAGGCATTTGTCCCTCACACACATAGGTGTTTTGGATAAATGCCATCTGATAGAGCACGATAACTCCATCGATAAAAAACGATTGAACGTCGCCATTATGGCGTGTAGAATGCGCATACTTTACTCCTTTGGAGTTCATGGGCATGCTAGGCCCGTGATTTAAAAGTAACGTATTTATGCCCTGGTCTTTGCCAGGGCTTTTTCTTGCCTGTAGAAAAGTTGGTGGCAGATTTTTAGCTCATCCAAAATTTCATCACGCATACTATATATAGACCAAGAGAAAATCAATTTAGGCATATATGGTATTTTTTCATCCACAGGTTATGTACAGCACATGCCCAGCGCTGTACGAAGACACAAAAAATCCGCCCCCCTGATCAAAAAGCGTTTTTAGGCGATGTAGAGGGCTTAATCCGTCCTCACCGAGAGTAAAAATCAAGCAGTTGCGGCTTGTTAGCGACTCTAGACGTTTTCCATTATCACTACGCTAAAGAAGAAACAGATGCAGTTGGGGCGCTATTCTGGAGCTTTAGATAGTAAGCGTGCTGCCAAACGTCAAAACCAAGCACGGGCGTTTTGCTATGCATCTGAGGCTGTTTGGTTGAGGATATTTTCAACGGCCATCTTTTTCTCAGGCATCAGTAAAGCGATATGTCGATGTTACTCTTCGTGGCTTCAATGAAGGCCTCCATGTCCTTCACCTTGGCGTAGATGTTGAGTCTTCGGGGCTTACAAGCATTTTGGGGGACAGCATTTTGCAGAGCATAGAGTGGTTAGCGTGACCGCCAACGCTACTGATAACCGCTTGGCGTTTTTCTTCGGTAAACAATCCAGAGGATTGGTCGGCGTATCAATGGTCTTACTCCACTCTTTTCAACCACCACCACGGCAATTTTTTACTTTTGAGACTGCGTTCGTGAAGTTAGAAATACAGAATGAAGCCCGCCTATCGGCGGGCTTCTTCGTTTAGGTGGGATTGGTCAGCCCTCCGTCGGCCGATACCGATTCAACTGCTCAATCGCTTCCTTGGCCGCTGCCTCCGCCGCCTCGATGGTGTCCGCTCGCTGCACCGCCGCTTTGCCCCCCAGCCGTAGCTGTCGAATTTCGCGCAGTGCGGTTTCCCACGCCTCGGCGGTGGCGACGATCTCTTGTGCGGCCGCTTCGGCATCTACCTCAAACATGGCCATGTGGTCTTCCACGCTGGAGGGGATGGCGTTCGTATCCTTCCCACCATCCAGCCAGGTCTGCGCCTCTTGCTTGGCAAGCAGATACTCCTGATCGATATAGCTGCCTGGGGAGACGAAAGAGGCGCGGGCGTTACCGGCGGCGGTGTCGATGAGGTTATAAAGCTGCAATTGCGCAGCGGAGATCAGACGATTCACTGGAATCGACGTGGCGTCGGTATCCACGCCATAAATCGTCTCGTTTTCCAGAACGACTTTATCAATGAGCATGGGTACTCCTTATTGGATAGCAATGTTGGATAAGACGTTGGAACCGTTGTTATAGATAGGGATAAGGTCAGGCCATGTGATCCCTTCCAGCAACGTGACCGAGTTACAGGCCAGCCGGAGTGTCGAGGTAGAGCCGCTTCGATCACGCAGCAGTCGTGCACCGGAGGCTGCTGCACGTTGGATGGTGGTGTTGTTCATGCTCAAGTCTCGCTGGCTGTATCCTGCCCAGTTGGAGGTCAGTGATACGTGATCCAGCCGAATGTCTACGTTATTCATGAATATTTTGATGGAGGCATCACCAAACACCATGGCGGAGTAGAATGTGTTGACCGATTGAGAGCCATTGGGGTTATAACCGGCATCATCACAATGCAGATCGACCCCACTAAACACGATATACGGGCCGACATCGACAAAGCCCTGCAGAATTTTTTGGGTCGTGTCGTTGCTGAAATCGTACCCAGCCGGGTGGAGGCGTGGCTTTCCTCTGGTGTCGTTCTCCCACCCGACGACTCTTACTCCGCACCGCTGTCTGAATCGGACAATATGGTCCTGACCACCTTTAAAATAGAGCTCGACATAAGCGCCTGGTATGGCGCGCTTTGCCGCCTCTTCGGCTGAGCGTAATGGGCGAGCTGCTGAGCCGTCGTTGCTATCGTCACCCACTTCATTGTCGATGTGATAACGCTTACCGGATAAGTCGCGAAGCGTGCCTGGTACGCTGGCGGTTGCCTGATTCACTTTCTGGTCAATTTGAGCCATCTTCCCAGCCACCTGGCTGGTGAGGCTGTTGGCGGCGCTGACGAGCGCGGCGATTTGGCTTTCTAGGCTCATGGTGTCTCCTGGGTGGCGTTTTGGATGGTGGCCGCGCCTTGGGTGAAGGCGTCGGTGAGCGCGGTGAGGGCCTCGCTGAGTTGGGCTTCCAGCGCGGCGTGTTGGGTTTTGGTGGCCTTGGTGCCTAGCTGCTCGGTGATGGTGGCGGCGAAGTTGGGGTTGTTGCCCAGCGCCTCGGCGATCTCGGCCAGGGTGTCGAGGGTTTCTGGCGCGGCTCCGATCAGCGTTTGAATGCGCTGGTCGACCTGTTCCGGCGTCATCACGTCGGTTTTGTTGGCTTTGTTGCGCAGCTTGCCGTCGATCACGCCCAGCGTGTGGGTCACGGCTTGGCGTAGCGCGGCGAGGTTGTTGTCAAAACTCATGGGGTGTCGTCCTCCTGGGCGCTGATGCTGCCGCCGTAGTAGGTAAATTCCTGGGTGAGCGCGGCCATCATGCTGCCGAGCTGTTGGGTGGCGTGGCGGGCCTCGCTGACCTGCTGCAGGATCTCTGCCGAGAGCGTGCCGGGTGGCCCCTGCAGGCCGTGGCTAACTACCTGAAAGCGCGGCGAAGCGGGCAAGCGCACGGTGACGCTGCGGGCGGGCATGGTGATAGTCAGGCGCGTGGCGTTAGCCATGAATCACCCCCGGCTGTAGCTGAAAGCGCCCTTGCAGCAGGCTGAACACATCGCCATTGGGAAAGGTGATGCGCAGCTCGTAACGAGCACCTGCCCAGTGCTGGGCCACGGGGCCAGCGGTTTGCTCAGGGCGTAGGTGCAGGTGGATGCCGCCGTCTTCCGGTGCCAGGTCGATGCCGTTACCCGTCTCGCAGGTGAGCAGTGTCTCACCCTGGTAGCTGACTACCGCGAACACTGCCTCGCAGCCGGTGAGGTCGATTGGCGTGGCGTGGGCGTCGTCGCTGGCCCAGGTCGCGCTAAAGCGATACGTGGTACCGGCCACCAGGCTGATCGTGGGGGCCTGGGTGCTCATGGGCGCTTCTCTAGGGCTTGAACGCGGTAGAGAAGATCCACCTGGCGGGCCATGTTGTCGACGATGGCCGCCGCGTTGGCGGTGTACTGTTCCCCCCAGGCCGCTAGTGACAGGTTGGCCCCGGTGGTGACGATGGTGACGGCATCCGCCGGTAGCGCCTCCAGGCGTAAATCGAACGCCAGCAGCAACGGCACGTTGTTGGAGACGTAGGCCAGCGGCTGGGTGTTGGACCAAATCGCCAGCAGCGTGCCGTCTTCCAGTTCAAAACCCACTTCCCGCACCCAGAACTCCGGGCCGTCGCCATCCACCACGCCGGTGACGTGAAGCTGCCGCTCGGCGGTCTTTTCACCATCGGCAATGGCGATGCGGCGGCGCTGGTTACCGAGTGAGGTGTGCGATGGGCTGGGCGTGCGGCCTTGGTCGCCCAGCACAATATGGGTGATGCGGGCTTGCAGGCCATCGCCTTGGGCATTGAACACGGCGTTTAGCCCGGCGAGGGTGAGCGTGGGAACAAGGGCCGTCATGCGGGGGCCTCCATGGGGTAACGGGCCACCGCCGTAGCGCGGAAAGTGCAGGCCACGGCAAGCGGGGTGGATAATTTGGGGGATTGGGTGGCGGTGGCCACCCAGCGGGAGACGGCCGCCGTGCGCTGCACGGCCGCCGCGCCGAGGGAGCTTTGGGCGTTTAGCGGGGGTGTGATGGCGTTGGCGGTGTCGCGCCGAACGGCGGCGCTTTTGACGGCGCTGGCGGCCCCCATGCCCGCCGCGTAGCGGGCACCCACCTGGAAGGTGTAGTGGCTGCGCTGGTTCTTGGCGTTGTCGATGGCCTGGCGTAGTTGGGTGTAGAGCGTGTCGCTGAGCAGCGCCGGGGCCTCGGGCGTGAGGTTTTCGTTCACGTAGAGCACGGCGCGGAAGGTGCCCCGTGGCAGATGGGGCGTGGCCTCGAACCATTCGGTGAGCTCGACTTCTACCCCGAGGGATTCCATGGCGAGCTCGACCGCTGGGCGGGTGCCTTTGATGCGGTGAAGCTCGGCGCTATTGGCGATCACGCGACGCTTGACGCTCTCCGGCCAGGATTCGTGCCACTGGTCCACCGAGAACGCCCAGGCCAGAAACGGCAGGCAGTGCGCCGGGCAGGTGGCCGGGTTCCAGAGCGTGCGCAGCGGTACCGGCAGCGCGAGCGGGTGCGAGGCGGCTAGGCGCGTTTCCAGCGCGGTGCGGTTAGGGGGCAGTAGGTCGGTCATACGCCCTCCGTTTGCAGGGTGATGCCGGTGCAGTGTGGGGCCTGGTGCTGAGCAGCGAGGATTTCGCTAAAGCCTTCCAGGGTGATGCGCTCGACGCCTTCGACGGTGAGGGCGGCGTGAACGCCTGAGCGGGTGATCCACGCCCCTAGCCGATGGCGGGCTTCCACGTATGCCGTAAGTTGTTGCCGGGCTTGCTCACGAATCACGGCGGGATCGGGGCCTGCGCGCAGGGCCAGCACCGCCGTGATGTTGAACGGCAGCAGGGTGGCGGCCTGCACGGTGACGCGATCCGTTAACGGGCGGCGTTCATCCACGCGCTTGCGCACGGCCTCTAGCACCGCTTGGCTGGGCTGGCCACCGGCTTCTCGGGAGAGAATGGTGAGCACGACCTCTACCGGCTCTGGGCTGGCGACCGAGACATCTAACACGTTGGGGTGGGCGCTGATGGCCTGATATTCATAGGCCCCGCTTGGCCCTGCCACCGATAACCCTTCAAAAGCGAGCTGAATACGAGCGCGGTAGTCGCGGTTTTTTTCCAGGGTGGGCGGTACCGGCGGAATGGCGGTGGGGTCGCCTGCGTCCAGCACCAGGCGTTTCACGTTCAGGTTGGCCCCGAGCTGGTCGAGGTCTTCATCGTTGGCAAAGGCGATCATCACCGCGCGGGCGGCTTCATTGATGCGCTGGCGTAGCAGCAGTTCGCGATAGGCGTTCTCCTGCAGCAGCTTGACCGTGGGTTCGGATTCCAGCGCGAGCAGCTCGGCCACGGCTTCCCGTTCTTCTTCGGGGTGAAGCGCGATTAGCCGGGCTTTTCGCTCGGCCAGCAGGGTTTCATAGTCCAGCGGCTCAATGACGTTGGGCGCGGGGAGTTGGGAGAGGTCGATGGCGTTGTTCACAGGTTCCCCCTGAGCGGTACCGCCAGGCTGACGCGCTCGCCGTTATCCACGCGCTGAGCAGTAATGATGAGATCGAAGCGGCCGGGGCGCTGGGTAGAAACCTGCCGGGTGACTTGCTGCACGCGAATGCGCGGTTCCCACTTCATTAGGGCCACCACCGTGGCGGCATAAGCGCGCAGGGCGGTGGGGCCGTTTAAGGGCTGGTCGATCAGTTCTGGCAGCAGCGAGCCGTACTCCCGGCGCATGACGCGGGAGCCGATGGGGGTAGTGAGAATGTCCGCCACCGATTGCTGGATGTGGGCCAGCGAATCCATGGCGCGGCCGGTGCGTGCGTTCATGCCGGACATTAGACGGGTGCCCCTGTGTTTGATGGCCCGCCTTGTACTCCGCTATGGGCGTGGTCGTGCCCCACGTTTTTGCCGTTGTGAGTCAGGCCGCCGCCTTGCTGCTGGTAGCCGCCTTGCCGGTTGAGCTCACCGGTGTGCTGGATGTTGCCTTGCCAGATGGTGCCGCCGGGGGCGCTGATTTCGATGGCACCGGGCAGGCGAATGCGAAGCACGCTGTTGGTGTGGTCGTACTCGAACAGCCCTTCATCGGGGAAGATTCTGCGCCACAGCGTGGCGACCTCCGCCGGGGCGGGGTGCGCGTTTGAGCACAGCCCGCACAGCACCACCCCGTTGGCAGGGTCGCCGCCGGGTGAAAAGAGGATGACTTGCTCGCCTTTGGTGGGCGGGTCCCAGTCTCGCGTGGTGCCTGCGCGGCCTTCTAACCAGGGCAGCCAATCGGTTAACAGCTCGCCGGTTTTGACGCGCACACGGGCAGCGCGGTGGTCCACCTCGGCGATGGTGCCGAGGCGGATCAGGTTGTGCAGCAGGCGGAGGAGTTCGGGAATGTTCATAGCCGCTATCCTGCGGCGGCGTTTAGCGAAGGCGAAGCGGCGGCGGGTGTGAATGGGGCGGTTTACACTGAGCCGCTTAGCCGGGGCTGAGGTGCCTCAGCACGGAATCCATAATGTGCTCTTGATCCAACGCGGTGAAACCGAGTAACTCCCGCTGGGCGTACTCCACGCGGGGGCCGTCGCGGCTGACGCGGTCTTTCAGGCCGCGCTGGTGGGTGGCGGCGATGCGGGCGACGCTGCCGAAGAAACCCACCACGGCGGTGTCGCCTTGGGCGGTGGCCTTGAGCCATTTGGCGGTGGAGAGTTTGCTGAACATGGCGCGGCGTTTGATGCTGCCTTGCTGGGCGCGCAGGCGCTGTTCCTTACGCGGGGCGTAGGGCGTGCCGTCTGGGTTGGTTTGGGCGCGGATGCGTTCGCGCTGGCGGCGGCGAAGATCCCGCGCCACGTTGCGGGCCAGGGCGCGGCGCTGTTGGTCGTCCAGCTTGGCGAGCAGCGGGCCGACCCACTCCTCTAGTGCTTCCATGTTATCCGCCATGGGGGCCGTCCCATTCAGCTACCAGGGTGTACTCCGCCTGGGCTTCGCTATCGCGGATAAGTAGCTGCCAGCGGGTATCCGGACAGCCGGTTGCATCAAACCGGGGCAGGGCGCGGTCGACCTTAATGTGCCCAGTCGCGCATTCCACCTTGGCGAGCACCCGTTCGCTGAGCGTTACTCGTAGGGCCACATCCACCGATTGATGACTGAGGATCTCAGCTTCGAAGCGGATGGCTTCAGCGGGGTCGGCGTCGGGCTGGTACTCGGCTAGCCACTGCAGCAGCGGCACGATGATGGTGTCTAGGTTCGCGCTGAAGTCGGTGAGCACGAGCTGGGCGGTGAACTGGTATTCGTGGGTGAGGTTGGGGCCACGGCGAAAGGCGATGCTGCCTTCTTCCACGAAGGTGAGCAGCCGTTCGGGGTCTTTCGCCAGGGTGGGTACCGCGTTAATCAGGTGAGCGCGTAGCCGATGGAGCTTCTGCATGGTGGGCCTCTTGGCAGGCGATGATGGCATCGACCTCGGCGGCGCACTGTGCCCAGGCGGCTTCGGTGCGCTCCAGCTGCAGGTCGAGTTCGCCGTTGGTTTCGGGGTTACTCGCGGGGAGCGTGCAGGGGCTGGGGGTCGCGCACTGATTGATGATAAGCGTCGGCACCGGTGACGGCGGGGCGGCGGCGCATCCGGATAACAGCATCAGGCAGGCGAGAGCCAGCCCAGGCGCGAAGTTGTGCATTTTCACGGTGTAACTCCTCAATGGTGGCCAGGCGGTTGGCCGCTGTGCGGGTGAGTGTGGCCTGCTGCTGAGCGAGGGCGCGGCGCTGGCTCTCCAGGCGCATGGCGTTTTCCCACAGCGCATTGATGACCACTTTGCTTTCTGCTTCCCGCTGCTGTGCTTGGGCGAGCTGCTGTTCGGCCAGTTCGGCGCGGGCTTCGGCGGCGTGGGTGCGCTGCCACAGCGCCCAGGTGACCAGCAGCACAAGCACCAGGATGGCGAGGGCGGCGAGCAGGCGGGTCATGGGGTGGTCTCCTGTTCCAAGCCTGCCAGGCACAGTTCCCGCTCGGTAGCGCGACGGCTGACCAGGCCGTTCAACTTGCGGCCACCGGCGTAAACCCAGCGGCTGAGTTCGTGGCAGGCACCGCGCAGGTCGCCCTGGTTGAGTTTGCGCAGCAGGGTGGAGCGGGCGAAGTTGCCTTCCCCCACGTTGTAAACGAACGAGGCCATCGCGGCGCGGGTGGGTTCGGGTAGCTCGACCTGGGCGCGGCGATCCACCACCGCGAAGGCGTGGCCGAGATCCTGCTGCAGCAGGGCGGTGCATTCGGCCTGGCTAAGGGTTTGCCCCATGCGTGCCGTGGCGGTGTGGCCGTAGCAGATGGTGGGGATACCCACGGGGTCGCGGTAGGCACTGGGCTTGTAGCCTTCGTAGTAGGAGACGACGGCGGTGGCGATGCTGATGGCCCCGGCGGCCAGGCTGACGCCGATCTTGGTTTTAAGCCCCATGGCGGGATCTCCAGTAGTCGCGTAGGCGTTTGAGGTAGCGCGGCACGAGCAGGCCGATTTGTAGCGCCAGGTAGAGCAGGGTGAGCAGCGTGACCCAGTCGGCGGGGGTCATGCCGCCCACGTGCAGCAGCGAGACGATGGCCGGGGGCGCGGCTTTGGCGCTTTCGGTGGTGATTTCAAAGTGGTGGCTCATTCGGGCCTCGGCGGTTTAGAGCGTTAATCCCACAGGTTGACCGTGGGGGTGCGTTGGGTGGCCTGGGGCAGCGCAGGCAGCGTGACCGGTGTGCCGTGGGGCAGCAGCGGCCCCAGTTCGGCAAGCCCGGGGTTGGCGGCCAGCACCTGCTCGGTGACGCCTCGGGTGGTGCCGTAGACGCGGTAGCAAATGGCATCCAGGGTGTCGTGCTGTTGGGCGTGTACAGTCGTCGCGCTCATATCAGTTCCACTGTGCTGTGTGGCCGCCCTTCGATCTCGCTGATGGCCCAGGCGGCGTCGCGGCGGTAGCCATCGGCGGGGGCTTGGAGCTGTTCGCCGCGCTCCCGGGCGCTGTTGGTGGCGTCATAATCGGCGTAGTGCTCCAGCAGGCTGGCGTGGGCGGTGGAGTACACGGCGCGCAGGTAGAGCACGTTGAACACTTCCGGCGACTGCCACACGGGAATGGGCAGCGAGGCCATGGTGGGGTAGCCCGCCTCGACCTTGGCCTGCTGCCAGTGGCGCAGCACGCGGTTGACCGTGATCATGGCGGCCTTCAGGGCGCTTTCGATGCGCGGCTGGGTAATGGTGCTGTCTAGCCGGTGGGTGGCGCGAAAGTCGCTGGGCTGGATATCCGGCCAGAAGCCGTTGTTTTCGAGCGGGCAGTCGAGCGGCTGCGCGGTGGTGCCGTTTTTGGGTGTGCCTGCCGAGATAAAGCTGCTCATCGTGGCTCCTGGTAGCGGGTAAACGTGTTTCGCGCGGGGTCGGGCGCGATGAATCAAAAGGGGGTGGGCGGCGTTCGAGCGTGGGCGTTAAAGCGCCTGGCTCTCACGTCGCGCCCCCTGACGTCGGCGGTCGACTCGGTTGGCCGCTAGCCCGTGGGCGCAGCGGCAGCGTTCTGTTTGCGTTCGCGTTCCAGGCGTTCGAGGTCTTTCTTCACGCCAATGCGGTCGTTGAGCGCGAGGGCGCGTTCCAGGTGGTGCTGGGCGTCGTCTAGCTGGCCGGTGGCTCGGCAGGCGTAGCCCAGCGCTTTGTGCAGCTTGGCGCGGATCTGGTCGTGCATATCCGCACCGCGGGTGAGCGCTTCCACATCCACTAGGTGCACGAGCAGGGCGGTGGTGTCTGCGCCTTCTTCATCCAACTGTTTCAGCGCCTGGTCGGCGACTTCCTCGGCGATGATGGCGGCGGTGCCGCGCTCGAATTGATCCGGCGGGGTGAGGCCGTGCTTGATGGCATATTTGGCGATGGCAATGGCCCCGGCGAGGTCGCCGGCATCGATGCGCCAGAGCATGACGCGCATCAGCACGTCGTCTTGCGCGCCCTGGCCCGCTTCCAGCACGCCGGAGACGTACTCGGCGTATTTGGGCAGGATCTCGCGCTTGATCTCGGCCTTGCGCTCCATGGACTGGGTGGATTTGAGCAGGCGGTAGTCTTCAAACAGCGCGGCTTGCATCAGCTCATACGCTTCGCCTTGCATGGGGGCTTCGCCCGCGTCAGCGGCGGCGAGGGCCGCGCTGACGCGTTCAAAGTGGCGGCGGGCTGGGCTGGTCATCGTGTCTCCTTAACCGTTCAGCGCTGCTGGGGACAGCTCGATGTTTTCCACCAGGCAGCCCGCGCCGAAGTCTTCCACCACGTAGGCGTCGTTGGAGGATTCGTAGTTTTCGATGCGGTTGCGCTTGGGGTTCTCGGTGACGAAGCGGCGGCGGGCGCCGTTCTGCCAGTAGACCGAGAGGTTATCCAGGGTGGTGACCATCAGCGCGTTATCGGGGAAGAAGGGCACATCCATGCCTTGCAGGCCACCGATGCGCTTCTGGCTGATGACCAGATCGGCGGCCAGCTGCTCGCTGGGCGGTAGCTGGTTGAGCAGCGGGAAGTACTTATCCGACATCAGGTTGCGGCCGAGGATGACCACTAGACCGGGCAGGCGGCGGAACCAGGGGTCAATCAGGCTGTTGACCATGTCTTGCACGAGCGCGTCGAGGGTGGCGTAGTCACCGACGATGCCCGTTTTTTTGCCCTCTGCGTTTTCTGTGGCCGTGTGGTCGATTAGGATCTTGCCGCTGGTTTTGCCGTCCTTCATTACTCGCTGGGGAGCCTGGGTGCGGTAGTGCTGCAGCCAGCCGATGTTGACGTCTTCCAGGTACGGGTTAGCGACCGGGTCGGTTTGCGCGGCGGCGGAGGTGCCGTTGAAGCCGATCATCATGCGGTCCAGCGCCTGCTGGCGAACGATGACATCGCGCACCATGGCCTGGAAGTTGGGGAACTTGGCCCAGGCATCCAGCTTGGCGTAACCCAGGTGGGTGTCGAATTCGGTCATTCGGCACTCGTAGCCTTGGGCATCCAGCGTGGTGAGGTCGCGGGTTTTGCGGTCCTGGTTGGCGACGTTGGTGCGGGCGGCGATGGGGCCGGTCACGCCGAGGGCGAGCTTTTCGCCTTTCAGCTCATCGACGCCAACCATGTTGATGCGCGAAAGGAAGTCGCTGGATTCCTGAATGCGCTTTTCCAGACGCTGCTGGATGGTGGGGTCGACGGCGAATTTCTGGGTGGCGTCCGGGACGCCGTTAAGCTTCGCCACCTGGGCGGCGAAGTTGTTGAAGTGCTTGCGGGTATCGTTGCGCATGGGCGTCTCTTAGCAGTCGGTTTCGAGGTCGGTGTCGCCGCCGGTGGCAGGCGTGCGGGCCGGGCGGTTGGGGGTGCCGTCGAGCTGGGTGTAGAGCGCGTCGAACTCTTCTTTCAGGGTCTCGTGGGCGCTTTTTAGCTCGTTGAAGGCGGCTTGCGTGGGGCGCTTTTTCAGGGCGTCGCTGAGTGCTTGGTGTTTCTCCACGAACAGGCCAAGGGTCTCTTCCAGCTCGGTGCGGAAGGCTTCGAAACCGGCGGCGCTTTTGGCATCCTGCTTTTTGAACAGCGCTTTGACGCGCTCGGCAAGCGAAGGGCCTTGCTCTTGCGGTTCATCATTAAACGAGAGGTCGGTTTCCAGCGCTTCGGAGAAGAGGTTTTCCGGGCGCTGTTTGCGGGCGGCCAGCGGGGAGTTTTCACCCTCAGAGGCGCTGAACTTGAGCATGGAGGTGCCCAGCGATGCCGGGGAATCGGTGACTGCCAGCCCGACCAGGTAGGCTTCGCCGGTATCGGCAAAGTCGAGGTCGATCTCCATGGAGGTGTAGACCTTCTGGCGTTTTTCGACCATGGCCTTGAGTTCGTCGGTGGGGTCGATTTCGGCATAGAGGCCGAGCTTGCCGTCGTCGTCTGCCTCGGTTTTGAGCGCGGTCACGTCGCCGTAGGCTTTGAAGGGGCCATCCGGCAGCAGGCCTTTGATGTGTTCCATATTGACCCGGCAGCCGTACTTGGCGGGGTCGAAGTTGGCGGCCATTTGGGTGAGCCATTCGGCGCTGATGGTGCGGCCATCGGTGGTTGCGCCTTCTTTTGCAATACGGTGCCAGGGCATGGGCGGGCCTCGGTGAGTGGGTGGGCGTTTGGCTGCGGTCAGGTTCCCCGCAGTGGGGCCGTGGCTCAATGAGGGCTGGGTGTAAGTGGCGTGACTTACATCGGGCGGGGCAATCGTGGCCGTGCCTGCGCGGGTACGCTGACGGCATGACAGCCCAAGCCTCGATTGACGACGACCAGCACCGCCTTTCTGCCCGCCATCTCTATTGGATGGGGTGGCGGATTGCGCGCATTGCCGAGTTCCTGGAGTTGCCGCGGGCAACGATTGATAGCTGGAAAAAGCGCGACGCCTGGGACGACGCCACGCCGACCCAGCGGGTAGAAGGGGCGTTGGAAGCGCGCCTGGTGCAGCTGATTTGGAAGGAGCAAAAAGAGGGCAAGGATTTTAAGGAGATCGACCTGCTGGGCCGCCAGATCGAGCGGCTGGCCCGGGTGCATAAGTACCAGGGCAGCGGGAAGGAAGCCGACCTGAACCCCAACATCGAGCGCCGCAACGAGGGGCCGAAGAAGAAGCCCGCCCGTAATGATGTGGGCGATGAGGGGGTGATTCAGATTGTCGAGGCCTTCGAGGCCTCGCTGTTTGATTACCAGCGGGGCTGGTACCGGGCGGGGCAGCATGAGCGCATTCGTAACCTGCTCAAAAGCCGCCAGATCGGCGCGACCTGGTACTTTGCCCGGGAGGCGATTGCCGATGCCATGGAGACCGGTAAGAACAAGATCTTCATGAGCGCGAGTAAGGCCCAGGCGCATATCTTCCGCCACTACATCGTGCAGTTCGTGAAGGAAGTGACCGGGGTGGAGCTCAAGGGCGACCCGATCATTCTCGCCAACGGCGCGGAGCTGCACTTTCTGGGCACCAACGCTAAAACGGCGCAGGGCTACCACGGCGATACCTACCTGGACGAATACTTCTGGATTCATGGCTTCGAGACGTTCCGCAAGGTGACGTCGGGTATGGCCATGCACAAGAAGTGGAAGCAGACCTATTTCAGCACGCCTTCTTCGGTGGCCCATGAGGCGTACCCGTTCTGGACCGGTGATCGGTTCAACAAACGCCAGAAGAAAGCCGACCGGGTGAAGATCGATGTCAGCCACGCGGCCTTGAAGAATGGGGCGCGGGGGCCGGATGGCCAGTGGCGGCAGATCGTGACCATTGAGGATGCGATTGCCGGGGGCTGTGACCTGTTCGATATCGATCAGTTGCGCCTTGAATACAGCGATGACGAGTTTGCGAACCTGCTGATGTGCGAGTTCGTGGACGATACGCAGAGCGCCTTCCCGCTGGCGATGATGCAGCGCTGCATGGTGGATAGCTGGGATGCCTGGCGGGATCTGAAACCCTTCGCGCCTCGGCCGTATGGCGAGCATCCGGTGTGGATTGGCTACGACCCGGCGGGGGATGGTGAAGATGGCGATGGGGCAGGGTTGGTGGTGGTCGCGCCGCCGAAAACCGCTGACAGCAAGCACCGCATCCTGGAGCGCCACCGCCTCAAAGGGCGCGACTATGAAGCCCAGGCGGAATTTATCCGCAGCGTGACCCGCCGCTATAACGTGACCTTTATCGGCATTGATACCTCGGGCCTCGGTGAAGCCGTGGCCCAGCTGGTGGCGAAGTTCTTCCCCACCGTGACCCGTTACCGCTATACCCCGGAAATGAAGTCGCGGCTGGTGATGCAGGCGCAGCAGATCATCAACAAGGGGCGGCTTGAATTTGACGCTGGCTGGGTGGATCTCGCCCAGTCGTTTATGGCGATCCGCCGGGAGCTGACGGCTTCCGGCCGCCAGATGACCTACACCGCAGGGCGCAATAACCAGACCGGCCACGCTGATCTGGCGTGGGCGACCATGCACGCCTTACACAATGAGCCTCTTGATGGCCCCGCCGACCATGGCACGGGCCGTTCCCTAATGGAGATGTACGGATGAGCGACGCGGCAGCAAAGCCACGGGTGCGCGTGCCCGCTTACGTGACAGACACCGACGAGACCGCCGCCGCGCCTGCCAAAGCGGAGGCGTTCAGCTTCGGCGAGCCGACGCCGGTGATTGATGGTTACGATTTTTTCTATACCGGCTGCTGGATGCTGGGCAATGAGTGGTACGAGCCGCCGGTGGATTTTCCCGCGCTGGCCCAAACCTACCGGGCCACGGCGCACCATGGCTCGGCGATTCAGGTGAAACGCAATATTCTGGTGCGCTCGTTCATTCCCCACCCGCTGTTAAGCCGCCAGGCGTTTAGCGCGCTGGCCACCGACTACCTGGTGTTTGGTAACTGTTATCTGGAGCGGATCTTCGGCCGCTTGGGGAGGTTGCTGGCCTTGAAGCCTGCGCGGGCGAAGTACGTTCGCCGCGGGGCGGATCTGAAGCGTTACTTCTGGGTGCCCAACTGGTCGGAGCGCAGCGAGTTTGACGAGGGCAGCATCATTCACCTGCTAGAACCGGACATTAACCAGGAGGTGTACGGCGTGCCGGATTACCTGGGCGCGCTGCAGTCGATCTTCCTCAACGAAAACGCCACGCTGTTTCGGCGCAAGTATTACCTCAATGGTTCCCACGCGGGCTTTGTGATGTACGTCTCTGACGCCGCCCACAACCAGGAGGATATCGACGCCATGCGCACCGCGCTGAAGGAGTCGAAAGGCGTGGGCAACTTCCGCAACCTGTTCCTGTACAGCCCCAACGGCAAGAAAGACGGCATCCAGATCATCCCGATCTCTGAGGTGGCCGCCAAGGACGACTTCGCCGCAATCAAGAACATCACCCGCGACGACCAGCTGGCAGGCCACCGCATCCCCCCGCAGCTGATGGGCATCATCCCCAACAACACCGGCGGCTTTGGCGACGTGGAGAAAGCCGCCAAGGTGTTCGTTACCAACGAGCTGGAGCCGGTGCAGGCGGTGTTCAGTGAGATCAACGATGTACTGGGGGAGGAGGTGATTCGGTTTCGGGAGTATTCGCTAGACCCACAATAAAAAAGCGCCTGGCATGACCAGGCGCATATCGCTCGTTTCATCCCTGAAAGCAGTGGAGGCGTCCCGGCCCCGCAAGCGATACCCACTACTGTATATCAATACTGTATATTTGAACAGGTATCATGGATGATGAATCGACCGATTTTGCCCTGGATGGGCGGCAAGCGCCGCTTGGCTAAACAGATCCTACCGCTCTTCAAACCGCACACCGCTTACGTGGAGCCCTTCTGCGGCGGTGCTGCGCTTTTCTTTATGAAAGCCCCCAGCAAAGTGGAAGTCATCAACGACGCCCATGGGGAGCTGGTCAACCTCTACCGCGTAGTGAAACATCACCCGGATGAGCTGGTGAAACAGTTCCGCTGGGGGCTGATCAGCCGGGAAGAGTACCTCACGCAACGCGAGATCGACCCTCGCCACCTGACGGATATCCAGCGGGCGGCACGGTTCTTCTACCTGCAAAAGCTCGCCTTCGGCGGCAAGGTCAGCGGCCAGACGTTTGGCACATCTGCGGTGTCACCGCCGCGTATGAACCTGCTGCGAATTGAGGAAGATCTCAGCGCTGCTCACCTGCGCCTGGCTCGTACAGTGGTTGAGCACCTGGACTGGGCAGAGTGCATCAAGCGTTACGATCGGGAAGGCACGCTGTTCTACCTCGACCCACCGTACTGGGGAACAGCCGGCTACGGCTGCGACTTCCCGCTGGAGGAGTACTACCGGATGGGCGAGCTAGCCCGAACAGGGCAGGGGCAGTTCGTGATCAGCGTCAACGACACCCCAGAGATGCGCGACGCCTTCAAAGGGCTAACCATTCAGACAACCGAAATTCGATACACTGTTGGGCAGAAGGCCACAGAGCCGCGGGGGGAGCTGATCATCAGCAACCGCTAGACGGTTGATTCCTGATTTCAATCTATTTACGTGTTTTCGTTTTAAGTCTTTTTCTTTCCCATCGCTTTGCTAGCCACTCAAATTCTTGGAAAGCGGTGGGGCTTCCGTGTTCTCTTACGCCTTCCATGAAAGGTTTGGCTCGCTCATATGC